CTTTCTAGCAACGGCTCAGCGGGTGCCTCAAGAATGCGCTGATGGATCGCCGCCATTGCCGACTGGCTTGCACCCTCGTCGCTCTCCTCATCGTCAGCGATGTCGGTCGCGAAGCCGTACTTCACAGCTTCCTCTGCCGTCATCCATGTCTCGGCATCCATGAGCTTCTGGATTTCATCCTCGCTCATGCCAGTCACTGCCTTGTACATCGTGATAGATGCCTGGTTGATCTTGTCGGCGTCGTCTGCCATCTTCCGCAACGCATCCGCGTTCATCGGTCCCCAGTTGTACACGCTGCAGTTATGGATCATCAGCAGCCCCAGCTTGCCCATCGTCCGCTGATCCCCCGCGCAGAAGATCACGGAGGCCGCCGAGCAGGCGAACCCATCACAGTATGTGTGCACCTTCGCCGGGTTCCGGCTCAGCGCCGAGCAGATCGCGATCGCCTCAGCAACGTCTCCGCCGTTGGAGTTGATGTAGACATTGATCGTGTCCGCCTGCACGGCATCGATCTCAGCCTTCAGCCCCTTAGACGATACGCCGTGCTGCTCACCGGTGCTTGAGTCCACATACGGGTACGGTGTGATATTTCCGTAAATGTCAATATCCACGGTGCATGACTGTTCGTCATGCGTTATCTGGTAAAATCGTTTCACTTGCTTTCTCCTCTCCCCCCGCGATATCCGCGAAGTTTTTTGTTATAAAATGCTTCTGGCTCCACTCGGTATTGAGCGGGGCATCTCCCAGCATCTCGCGCACCTCATCGATGCTCTTGACGCCGGATGAGATCAGATTTGATACATTGGCAGCCACTGCGAATTGATCGCGGTGCAGGATGGATGATGTGTCCATCACGTAGTAGTTGCCACGACGATAGTTGTCCAACGTTCCACGCTTGTTCAGAGCTTCGCTGATCACGTCAGCGTATGGATCCACACCGAAAGTCAGGAACGATCCGACGATGTCTGACATATTTGTGATATTCCCAGACATCATACTGTCCGGGATATGAAACGCCGCGGACACGATAGAAAACAGGTCCTTCCTCAGCGACAAAAATTCCGCCGAATGGTCACCGGTCATCTTCTCAGCGACCGGATCAGACAGCAGCTCATATCCGTCAAACTCCGGATATACCGCATTGTCATTTTCCAAGTATGCCTTCAGCTGCGTGCTGATGTTCTCAGCGAAGAATTTGTTAAACTCCGCATCTCCGGCCTTTGTACCTTGGATGTGGAGTTTATACTTCTGCCCGTTCCCCTTCTGCACTGCCTTCGCTGCTGACGCGATGATTCCCTTGTACTGCTCGTACATGCCATCGATCAGCCTCCGCACCTGGATATTGTCCAGCCGGATCAGATAGGCATCGTCCTGAGTAAAAATCCGGTTGAATGTAAAATTCCCAATCGTGACGTTTCCGTAAATGTCGCCCAGGATCGGCCGCTCGACAGTCCGTGTGAACGAATCCGCGCAGTACAGCGCTCCCCCAGCATCTACAATCAGCGCCTCGCCGTTGTAGATCATTTTGTTGATAACCCTGTGCCAGAAAAGGCTGGATGTCTCGTTCTTGTTCGGCGCGACATTGAGCAGGTAGTAATCATCAGTCGTCCGGTCAGGTTTCCCGTTCCGATACGTCCTTACCTCTGAGTGTCCAATCGCGTTACTGATCAGGGATGCCGCCGTATAGATTGCCAGTGACTCGTAGTAAACATCTGGCGGGATGTCAATGACAACTGCCTGCGGATCCCCGCCGATATGCTCCGTCGTCGGGAACAGCTTTTCAAGAAATGTACTAAACCATGCCATTGCTTCACCCCCTTTCAGAATGTGATGATGTTGACAACCTGCATCGGTGCCGGCATCTTGATCTTTTCCTCAACGCACATCGCTGCGACCAGTGCCATGAACGGATCAGTCTTCCGTGCGTGTGCCTCTATCTTGGCGTAGACATACGATCCTTTGTCTGCGCCGACGTCCTTGCCATATTTGATAAGCTTTGTGTTGTTCGTCGCCCACCTCAGCATGGGATTGTCTCCCCAGGAGAAGTAGCGTTCCATAAAGCAATGGTCGATGACCGGAACAACGCTCAGGATGTCGCGCTGTTTGATCATCGTCAGGTTGCCCTGCTCCTTGGATATGCCGACTTTCGCCAGCGCATCGGATAGCAGTGAGTACCGATAGTTATCGATCCCGACCTGCTGGATGTTGTATTTCCGTCCGACTTCCTGGACGTACTCAGCAACGATCGACGGGTGAATCTCCACATCGTCGACATACGTCAGCAATCCATTGTTCACCCAGGTCTGCCACGGAGCCTTAATCTTCGGCAGGTCGCGCGACTGGGCGCACACCCATGCATGGCAGATGTCATATCTCTGGTCTCCGTCGCGGAAATGGATGTCAACCGCCATCCAGTCAGTCGTCTTCGAGTAGTCAATACCGATTGTGCAGCTCTTCCCGGTCAGATCAGGGATTTCCTTGTTCGTCGCTGCGATTGATTCCCAGTCGGTTACAGCCGTGTCCTTTGCCAGATCAGGAAGGTTCATCCGCTTGCTCAGGAATGCCGGCAGGCGGTCAGGATTCTTTTTCCATTCGCGATATTCCTTCCGGGTTTCACCCTGAAGGTTCGGCAGGTATGGAAGAGATGGATTCGACTTGGTCCAGTTCGCTTCATCGTCCACCTCTTCCCGTTTGTCCAACTTACAGATAAACGGCAGCAGGCCATTATCATCAGCCCCGGCTCTCAGGATATCCTCGGCATCCGCCAGAAGATCATCAAGCGGACCGTCTCGCACATCGCCATTGGTCGTGTAATATGACCGGCGCGGATCCTGTTTCTTGCCAAGGCCAGTTGTGAATACGTTGATGTTGGCGTAATTCTCGTATTGGTGGATCTCGTTGAAGATCACGATCCCCGAGCGGAGGCCGTCCTTGCCCTTCGGACTGTTCGTCCGGCCTTTTATCATCGACCGTGTCTTCACGCTGACGATCCGCTCTTTTGTCCAGTGATAAAACTTCTTGATCTTCTTCACATTGGCAGGCTGTTCGAAAAATCCGGTCAGGTCCTGCACAGGTCTTACTGCCTGCTCCTCATTGTTCGCGCAGATGTCCACGTCATACTCCGGAATTCCGTTGTATGGCGATGTCAGCAGGAACGCCTCAACTGCGATCGTTCCATCCTTGCCAGCCCCACGGCCAAGCTCACAGAGCAGATCAGGCCAGCGCGGCCGTCCATTCAGATAGCAGCAGTCGTGCAGTGCGATGACAAATTTCTGCCAGGGAAACAGCTTGAACGGGACATAGTTCTCGCACAGCCGCATGTATTTCTGCAGCCGTTCCATGTCGATCTCGATGTCCTCATTCGCGAAGCAGTCCTTCACATGCTGGATCAACAGGTGCTGCTCCTCACAGCACCGGAATGTATCGTTCTCGACAATGTCGATCCAATCTTGAATCTCAGGTGGGAGCTTACAGCTCTTCATCGTCCTCCACTACGGCATCCGGCTTGACTCCCAGCGCATCGAGGAGCTTTAACATCTGCGCGTTCGTCTTGAGCATCATGTCAACGCTGTCGTTCTTGTGCACAACCGTCTGTCCTTTCGATCCGATGGATGTCACATTCACACCGCGTTGCTCGATGTCCCGGCTGCACAACTCTTTCGTGACGTACATTTTCATGTAATCCTCAACCATGTCGGAGAAATGCGGGTCATCGTTCCCCGACCGTGCGAGCTGTTCAAGCAGTGACTTTTTGATTTTCCGATACGCGCCAGACCTCATGATCTGGGCGACTTCTTTTGATGATTCGGCCGCCATTTCTTTCCCTCCTGAATTTTGCTATGCGCGGCGCGCGCGCGACTAAAAAGGCTAGACCGCCTCCCCGTTGCTCGGTTCCACCTTTTTACAGGGGTTATAGGTCCCGGGGGTATCCTTACCACCTCTCGACCGTCAGCGGTTTCGCCTGTTTCTGTTTGCTTTTAAATTTCTCAGGGTGCAGCTTGTTGTGACAGGACTTACACACAGGCAGAAGATTCGTCTTGATCTCGCCTGTTGCTGGATCACGGAACGTCCGCGACATTGCCAGCTCTGGATGCTCACGCACATGCATGACATGATGGACGGTTGAGATCAGCTTCTTCTCGCCGGTCATGAAGTCAACGTCATAACGTGTGATCTTCCCGTGCTGCCTGCACACTGCACATTCATAGTGGGCATCCCGAAGGATATCTGTCTTTAACTTGATCCAGTCCTTAGACTTGTAGAATTTGTACAGCCGATCCTCTTTGATCAGCTGTCTGATCCATGTTGCCAGTTCTGCCTGCGTCATCCCTTTTGCCCATAAAAAAAGCTCCGGGCGGTATACCCAGAGCATGGCGGGGCGCTTGCCCCGCCGGGTGAATTTGTATAGCGGCCTGCACTCTTCCGCTCAAGGCAGCA